GGAAGTCGTTGGTCATGTAGCCTTCGGGGAGGCCACCGGCCGTCGACACAATTGCGTTGACGTCGTTGTCAGCCGTGCCGGGGCGCAGTTCCGTCTTCGTCAGACGGATAGCAACCGGCTCAAGCTGCGGCGGAACGATGAGCTTGCGTGCGCGCGCAAACACCTTCAGGCCAGCCTGATCGCGGAAGTTGGTTCGCACCGAGATCATGCCGTTCAGCAGGGTGGCCTCGTTGAGGTCAACCTGGATGGTCGGCGTGTTGGAAACGGTGCCACCGTCAATCGGGTGCGCCGTGGAACACAGAGCCACGCCGTCACCGCCAACCGACGCATTGTAGGTCGTCGCGGTGTTCAGCAGGTTGGCGCCGTAGATTTCCTTGGTCTGCTGGAAAGACTCGATCAGGCCAAGGTTCGACGGGTGAAACTGCGTCTTGTAGAGGTTGTCATCAATCGCCTTGCGAGTGATGGCATACCCAAGAGCAATTTCAGTGTGTTCCTGGTTGTAGACAAAACGCTCACCAGCATTATTGTCGAACGCAGTCTGACCACCTTCGGTCTTAAGCTGCGCCAGACCCAGGTAGCGCATCTCAGCGGTGCGCTCCAGAGCCATCTTCGACTCGTGCTTGGTGAAAATCTTATCATACTGAGACGGGATCATCTCATACTTGCCCTCGACGCCGCGAAGGCCGGGGAGCAAGAGGTCCTTAATAGCAGAAAGATTAACAGCCATTGTTCAGCCCTCCGATCACGAAATGCCAGTCGGACCAGCGCCATTAGAGCGCCAAATCTCGTTGTTGAAGCCGACGATCACCTGCGGGAAGTTCGTGCTGGGGTCGGTGCCGTTCGCGCCGGGCGGGGAGAAGTCGTAATCAACGATGACGAACGGCGAAGTCACAGCCGTCGCAACCGCGTCAAGATACGCGCCAGAAGTGCCAGTAGCGGCATTGCCAGCGCCCAGATTGCAGGTGACATACCGGCCAATCGGCAGGCTAGAGATCACCGAGGGGGTCGCGCTGGCGTTGAAGAAGCTGGAGCCAGTGGCCTGGACAATGAAGCGGGCGTTCGGGTTGTCGATGATGTAAGCCTCGACGTCCTGAAGAGTGTTCGCGTCAGAACCCGGCCAGTAGCGGCTCCAAACCACGCGCTTCTGCGAGACCGACAGATACTTGCAGCCGACAAAGATGCCAGCGCACGCGACAGTGCCGTTGTAGGTGGCGTTCTGAGCGGCGGCATTGGTGATGTAGCCGGTCACAGTGCTAGTCACGGGGACCACCGGGTCGCCCCAGTAAATCGGATTGGTGTTCGACGGCGCAATGCGTCGGACAGACTGCGAAAAGGTCGGCGCAGCACCGGCGCCACCGTAATACTCAAGGAAACCAAAGGGAGCCGAAGTGTTCGGCATGGGATTGCTCCTCTGTGCTGGTTTGCTGTCGCACACCGAGGCGACTTAAACCGGGGGGATCAGAAAGCCTCCCACGCCGGGGGGAGGAGCGTCATGACCTATAGACAGAAAAAGGCAGAAGTAAAGGGGTTTTTACACCCCTCTACACATTTTCAATCATTAGGGATCGGGATTGCTTCGTAGCCCTTCTTGATCTTGGCCTGGACCTCGCGATGGTCGCGACCAAATTGTCCATCAGGGCTCTGATTAAGCGACTGCTCCCTGATCTTGACCTGATCGCGAGCCTTCTTCTTCTCAGCGTTTTCAAATCGTTCGCTGATAACCTTCGGGCGAGCCATCAACACCATGCCATCACGCTCAATGACAGGGTAATTCCCGGTCGGCATCATGGTCGGGTGGCGCTCTGTAGGCACAGGCTCCCATCCAGTTCGCGCAAGAGACACCTGATAGGCCGGGTCTTCCATGCCATAGACGGTCTTGCGCTTCCAATTGTAGTCCCAGCCGTCAGGAACCATGTTTTTGTCAATGTAGAACTTGTCGCTTCCTTCATCGACGCTGCCACCAATAGACCCCATAATCTCGGCGGCTCGCTTGGCAGCAAGTTCACGAGAATTTTCAGGGCGAAGGGCAGGACGCTGATCTGGACGACGCGGAACAGGCTGCGCAGCAGGCTCCAGGTCAACGCCTTGATCCAATTCATTCACTACCCTGGTAATGGCAGCGACATCATTTGTCACTTCAAGTGGAATATTGTCGTCAATCCTGATTGCAGACGGACGAAGGCTAGGGCGACCGGGGCGCTGGGGCGAATAACCGCTCATTTTGGCTTCTCCTAATGAATTTTGCCGGCCTTGCGGAGTTCCACAAGGTTTTTGGCGTATTCAGTATCCGTCATGCCCATCATTTGGGCCATTTCACGCTGTTCTGGCGTCAACCTAACGACATTAGAGCGCGTTCCGTTGGCGGTTCCGCTACGGCTAACCGGCGCAGCAGGGGGCGCCGACTGCCGTTGCGCGCCGGATGATGCGGCAGACATAGGAGACTCGGCCGGAGCTTCGTAGCGATGCGACGAAATGCCCAAAATGCTCTCAATAGCTGAAAAATACTCATCGGTATCAGCCTTGATGCCGTCAGCGTCGACCAGATTATGCGCCGCGATCATCTTCCGAGTCAGGCGCGGATCGTGGACGCACTCAGGATGGCGCCTGATCCAATCTGCGGAACGCGGGGAGAGTGTTGCCGCGAAGGCCTCAACAGGGTCAGACGGGGCCGTATAAGCCGGCGGAGGTTCACGCTTGGGGGCGGCCTCCATGCTGGACTTGCCGTTCTCCAACTGGAGGAGCTTGGCAGCGTTGGAAGCCATGCCTTCCTGGATATCGGCAGCCGAGTCAAAATCACCAGACGCCATCGCCGCCCGGTAATTGCTCTTCAGGATATCGTTCTCACGCCGCAGGGTGCTAATGGCGTTGTTGATGAGATGAAGATGGCTATCCTCAACCTCGCCACGGGCGCTATGCGCCTGCTGGGCGGCCTCATTGGCGCGATGCTCAGCCTCCAGGCGAAGGCGCTTCTCCGCCTCAAGCTGGCGCCGCAACGTCTCAATGCCATCTTCCGGCGCAACAACCGGAATCTTCTCTTCTGCCTTCTCAACCTTGATTTCAGGCTCTTGAGCTACGGACTCAACGGGCTCAACAACAATATCAAGTTCTTCTTTGCTTCCTGACATAATCTAGCCCTCACCAAACTTGATCGGGCTGATCGACGCGCCCACGAATAGCATGATCGTCAATGATGCGGCAAAGAACGCCGTTGATAGTTACACTCCAACCATCAGAGGGGCGGAACAAAACCCAATCATTTTCATTGATCTGAACGTCTGAAAACCACTGATTTTCCGGGTCAACAAAAGCAGTTGCACCCTTCTTGAGAACAAGACCAATCTTGCCCTGATACTTATCCTCATCCGTGGTGCGGTCGGTAAGATAGATGCCGCTCTTGGTCTTGGAAGGTCGAATATAAACCCCAACAAGAACCTGATTGTTGAAAATTTCAACCTTACTTAAATCGCCAACGTCATCCTTGAGCTTCTTCTTCGGATCAACGTCGTGTTGCATTAGCATAAGCGTCACAAAAAACCTCCACTGTTACATTCTTTCGCATATAAAATCAGCCTCATCAATTATAGAAAGCGACTCAATGAGACCCTGAATACGTCCCGCTGTCTTTTTGTAGTCCTCCAACGACAAATGACCGGCTGCCATGTCATCTTTAAGAGCGTCTACACGTTCGTCAACCAATTTCTTGAATTGTTCAGCCATTTTTTTGTTAAATGTGAGCATGTGATGATCTTTCAAGAGCTTGCGGTCGAGACGGAGGCATTGGGAGGGGCAATACCCCCGTCTCTTACCGCAGCTATAGGCGCCCGCTACGGTAACTTAAATCGGAAGAAGTGGTGACTACTTCCGACGTTCAATCTCCGTCTTCTCCAGACGACCGAGGCCGCTACCAGCACCAGCGTCCATGTCCTTGTAGGTGCGATAGACGCGGCCACCAGCCTTACGCCCCATCATCGGCCCCGGAGGAGGCATCTGCGGGGGAGGCATCGGCATGCCGCCACCCATCGGGGGCATCGGCATCGGCGCGGCGGCAGCAGGCATCACAGGGGCCTGACGAGGCATGACGGCAGGGGCGGCACCAGGACCACCCATGCCACCCGG